GCCTGTAGCAGTAGCACCAAGAAAGTCATCACACCATTGTTTAGCACCCCATTGTATTGCATTCTTTTTAAACTCAGCATCTATATCTACTCGTTGCCTTAGCTCATTCTTAAATTTAACAGGATCTACATTACCCATCTGTTCGGTTACAAGATGATTTAATAATCTATTATTTGTAGGCTGATCGCTTAAGAAGTTATATAGATCTAGATTTGATATACCTTTATTATTAACCTGTTTCTGTATTAGATTAAACAAAGCTGTTTTTCTGCTATCACCTTTTAACGGTCCACCGAATGTTCCAGTTAGCTCATCACTAATCTCTATAGAAGTTATATTGTCAAATACCTGTCCAGCGTCTCTAACAAATATAACACCACCTTTAGTAGTGCGTTTCTGTCTAAAGATACCTTGTCCACGATAACCATCGTCATCAAAGTTTGCTACTTGACCATCTTTAATGCCTAGCAAAGCATCTACTGCAACCACTGCTTCATTGTATCTTTCTTCTACAGGTTTATTAGATCCTGCAGTTTCGGCAAAAATGCTTAGTGTTGCACCTAGTATTTGTTGTGCTTTGTTTGTGGAAGAATCGTCTTGTACCTGAGTCAACGAGTCGTGACCATATACTTTTCTTAACTTATCCTTAAATGTATCAAGTAAAAGGTTGTCAAGTTTGTTTACTTCTACACCTTTGCTGTATGCTAAATCTTTTATATCTTTTATAATAAATCCAATCTCTTGATTCTCGTCAGAGTATGATGTAGCCCATGACATGTAAGCTGTCATTATATCGCCACGTTTGTAAGCTTTAACTAAATTACTGTTGACTGTATTTACGTCAATCTTATCAGTAGCAAAACCTATAGCTGTACCGAAAACTTCTCTAGCTTTTGGATTGCCGTTACTAGACGACCAATCGTTCCAGAACTCTTCGTTAAACTGTTTACCATCTTTGCCTTTGTAACCACCACTCAATAACTTCTGTTCAAACTCTAATGCTGCTGCTTTATGTTTAGCATTCTGTATAGTCTCACTAACTTTTTTATTCTTATCGTGTGCTTTAGACCACATCTCGTAGAACTCTTGCTCAAAGTTAGGAAATCTACTTAACAGACGATCATTCTTACCATTACCTTTAGCTCCGTTTAGTTGCCATCCATTCGGATTTGTAGCAGTCTTACCTAGTAGTACTTCTTGAGCCCGTAGTAATCCGCCAGCTCCAGAAAATCTTACATCATCTACGTTTGCTTCAACCCAGCTTTTGTATTCAGACATAGGGTTGACACTTAGATTTCTACTGTATACACCTTGTTGATTTTTAACTGGTATAGCTACAGTTTGTGTATGTACATGTTTCCATTGAGCATTCGCTTCTTCGTATGTACCATGTTTTAATGCAGCTTGTATTTTATCTACGCCAGTATCTATAATCTCTTTACGTTGTAGAAACTCTTGTTCTAAAGTTAGTTGGTTTTCTGTAGCCAGTGCTTTAGCTCTAGAATACTTCTGCATTTTTAAACCAAGTTCTGATTTAGAATCATATCCCAAATCTTCTATCAGTTGTAAAGTTCTTTGATGTGTATATCTAGTAACGTTAACTTGATCTAGTTCTCCTTCTATGTCACCATACCATTGATCCCTTATACCATCGTAGTTCTGCTCAAAGGCATTATACAATAACTGTTGAAGTACAGGGTTTCTGGTATTTATTGTGTTTCGCAGAAACGTCGCGTTAACCTTAGCATCAGTATCACCTTTTCTAGCAAGTTCTTCTTCCTGATACTCTTTATTGACAATATCAGTAAAAGCGTTAGTTTGATGCAACCTCTGGTTAAGGCCAAATGCTGTGTCTAGTGCACCACTTTCAATTAACTTATCATACTGATCTATAGCTTGTTCAGTATCAAAATACTTTTGTGTGTTAGTTGCTAGAGTAGAAAAACTTTTAGCAAGGGTAGGGCTAAGTCTAGACCATACGCCTGCTAATTTTTCATACTCTTTACTTTGTCGCTTTAACCCTTCTATCTCGGTATTAGCGTTTCTTTTTATAGCTTCAGATCTAGCTTTGAAAGGTGCCTCTACATCAGTTTTATAGATTTCTTTTGCATTCTGCTCTCGCAGTTTTGCGTTTCTTTCATAGCTAGATATCTTCATCTTGTCTATGTTAAATTGCTGCGCAGCTTGACGCTGCATTGCGTCAGTCGTAATTCTAGATTGCATTTCTATGGGTCGTAACCCTGCATCTATATTCGTACGACTGAACTTACCACCTTTGCCTTGGCGAAGTTGTATTTTTGCCATGTTATTATACTATGGATTTTGTAATTGCTGTAGCTATCTGTGATGCTGCACCAGCAAGGCTAGTAATACTTGTACCAAATGCTCCAGCTCCAGCTGCTGATACATTCATCATAGCTCCACGTATAGGATCAGGACCAAAGTCATAATCTTCATACGTCCGTGGTAACATGAATGTAGCTTGTGGAGTAGGTAGAGGTACGACAGGCATAGGTAGTATACCGGGATCTAGCATTTTTCTAGCATATGCGTTTAAGTCAGCTACTGCTCTATCTTTACTAATTTCATTTAGTGCACTATTAGAAGCTATTGTCGCATTCTTTAATGATAAATCTAGTAGTGATAAAGATGTAGCCGCTTTAAGTGTAGCCACACTTCTAGCCTTATCTACTGACCTACCTGTTTGTCCTCTTGCTCTAATCTGACCTTCGGCCATTAGACCGTCGATGTAAGCTTGGTTTTTTTCGTATCTTTTTTCTGCCTTTATTTCTTGTAGCTTTTGGAACTCGTCGTTCTGTGCAGACTTCTCTGATATCGAGTTAAGATCACTCTGATATCTAAATATGTCTTCTGACTTTTGAAATAAACGTTCGTTTGTATCTTGTTGTTTATTACGTATCTGTAACTGATAATTATATTGATTCTGGGCTGTTGCATCCTTAAACGCTGCTAGCTGCCCTTCTTGTCTAGCTCTCTCTTCTATTACCTTTACTTGGTATGCACGATCAGCAAGCATCTTTTGCTTGTTCATTTCATGTGCTTGTTTGTTGTATTGATACTGAGCTTCTATCGCTTCGTTCTGCGTTCTAGCTGCATCTTTAGCAGCGTTTGCTGATTTATTAGCCCCGTACAATCCAACAGCAGCACCAATAAGAGCTGGTACTAAAGCCATTAAGTCCTCCTGTAAAATCTAGGTGAGTATATACCTTCCCACATCATGCCGTTTACAGAGACAGGGAATGGCGAATCGTTAAATAATCGTAATGTAAAGTTATCTGTTTTCTGATGTATTGGTAAAGTAAACACAGTATGATCTGCAATAGCTATATCATTTGCTAAGTATTGATCTGCTAATATAACTGGGTTAAGATTATACCACTCGTCAAGAAATATAACTATCTTAGAATTATTAGCTGGTGCAGAGTTAAATGTAATTTTAGGTACGTTACCACTTGTAGTATCTATAGTAAATGCAGTAGTTACCACGTTATCTATTGTTACTTTTACTTGGTCATCATCTACATAGTTTAAGTCATCATTAATCCAACTATATACTGTTGTAGATCCATCACCTGTATACTCTTTTTTACCCTGACGTATACCTTTTGACTTTAGTTTAAATGCCATGACTCCTGATAGACCTACTGTAAATTTCATACGAGCTATTGTAAGGTTAGCAGTAAAATCACTGAGCTGCATCTTATCATCTACTCTATAATATGTCTTAGGCAAGATAATATCAAAGTCAAATTTATAACCTACTATTACATCACTTGCTACACTTGTTAAGTTTTTAAACGGTACTTTAAAATATGTATTACCGCCTTCTACTACACGCTCAGGAGTAATCGTAAACCCAGACTCAATAAACTGACCTGTAGCTGTAGTACCTTTAATAATTAGAACTGGTGTTAGATTAGTTGCATCATTAAAAGGTATAAAACATTTAGAAAACTCACCAGCTGAATCGAATACGACAGAGCTAGCGGTAGCATATAAATCTATACATGGATTAATTTTTGTACCATCATTGTTAACAATAATAGCATCTTCTGGGCTCTGGCTTAAACTAGCTTTACTTAATGTAAACTGGTTTCCTTGTTTTGTAACAGCAAAAAACTCGTCAGAGTCTGTAGCTATAGTTTGTACATTACCGGGAGCTTCCCAGTTAAACCATGTTTGTAATTTAAGTTCTTTGCCTTCTGTAAAAGATCTAAAGAAATATATGTAACGTGTTGATTGGCCTGATAAAGCTATAAACTGGTTCTGTGCACTAGCAATAAGTGTATCTACCGTAGATGGTACCCACTCATTTACTACACGTCCGATGTCAACTACCTGTGGGTTTTCGTTTTCTCCACGTGTAACCATGCCGAAGATCCGTGTATAACTAGGGGTCTTACTGATAAAGTTAATTGTAGTACCACTATCGACAGGGTCAATAATCGTATCCATTTCATAGTTTGCAATCGTTCGTATAACTGTTTTTGTTGGTGTAAGTATACCATCATTAGATCCCATAAGGAATTGTTGGTTCGCACTAAATAGTACAAGACCCTGTGTAGACGGTAGTACGCTATGAAGTGCAACAGGTTTAACAGTACTAGCACTTAGATCTATAGGATCTGCGTCAGTTACTGCCTGTGCGGTTGTATGATAAAAGTCAAAAAACTTACCTGACTGACTCATAGATACTGTATCAGCGGACAAAAATCCTAGCCTGTTGTTATGAAAGAATGACTGTTGTATCTTATTACCTACAAATGATGGATGCTTGTTAGTTTCATCATCACCTACCTTACGTGCTGCCCATGTTACACGCTGGAATGTAAACGCATTGACACCTGTGTTGACTAACTCATGTGGCATAGTAGCTGCATCAAGTCCTGTTGATGTATCAGGAGCTAGTCCTTCTACCCATATTCCCGGTCCAGATGTACCGTTATTAGCTTCAAACTTTAAATAATATGCACTTGTTAATGCACCACTGTTGACTATTTTTACACAGTGATTATGTATTGACTCTTCTGGTAGCTCACTTAGAGTAGGTATCTGATCTTGAAATGTAGTTAACTGGTTAGCAAAAGCACCACCCACACCGGTCAGTGTAAACGAAGCATTACGTGATAGATGTATATTATCTTTTAGTTTTGTAGTTGTAAGTCCTGATATATTTAAGTTATCTATAGCAGTTTTAATTTTACCTAATGCGTCAGAGTATGTATCATTATTATCTGTTGTAACTGTCCAAGTCTGACCAGCAACGGCACCACTATATGTCGTATCTGTAGACACACCTGATATTTTATATGTACCTTGTCTGTTAGCATTAAATGTAGGATCAGCTGTTTTATTAGCCGTAACAGTTTTGTTAGTTATAAATGACTTATCTTGTATAGTCAGTATGTTATAGTCTGTACGTGCTCCTGTAAGGTATGCCTGTGCCCCTGTACCGTACGTTACCGTAGCTGGTGCAAAAGTCACAGCATTCCATATTGCAATAGCTCCTGTAGAGCTGCCTGATGCTGGTGTTATAGCACCTATGTATTTTTCTGTGTCAGTTCTAGATATAAAGAACCATTTAGAGTTGTCGTATGTGGTGCCTGTACCTAGATTACCTATGTGTTGAAGGCCGGGTCGTTTAGTTAGACCAAACGTTGGGTCAGGATAAGCGTTAATACACTCTTCTACTTGACCCGGTAGTTTCTTGTCATCTGATTGTCTAGATACTCCACCAAGATAGTTAGCAACTCGTTGAGTAACTGAAGGCATTATCGTTGTAAAGCGTGAAATGGTTGGTAAGCTTGGTATACAGGTTGTTGACCTTGCTGATGTCCGAACATAGTAAACTGTCCTTGACTGGTTTCGTACTCCATAGCCAAAGCTCTTTGCTGTATTTCCTGTTGTTGTAGACGTTTGTACTGGTCATCATCACCTACAATCTTACTAGATACAATAGAAGCTGATCTAGCTACGATGTAGTTTCGTACGGGATCTGGTAAATCTATAAAGTCAAACTCCCAGATTATGTCTACTTCTATAGGGCTGTAGTCCCACTTAAATGTGTGGTTCTGTCTATCATATAATTTACCTGATCTTCTGACTCCGTTGTGAGGTGAGTTCTGTGAATTTTCTGTTAACTTAATTTGTATTATATTATTAGGAACTACTATTTCGTTGTCAATGTTTGTTGTAAACTCATAGTGATCCTCTCTGTTAAAAGTCCAGCCCTCTGATTGTACCTCTCGTGACACCTGTAACAGTGTTGAATAAGCAATCGCAACTTCCGGGTTGGTTTGGTCTAGTGTAGTTACAGGAGCTTGACCACATGACGTTAGTATTTGGTTTATAGCTGGTAGCTCTTGTGTAGCGTTTGTGGTTGGAAAAGGCAT